CAAATCTATAAGAACTCAATTCTTAGGTTACCTGTCAGGTAACCGAAAGAAGCTAGTTGACGGATTAAAGTGTACCACTGATGGAATTCCCCACGTCTTAGGTGATCTTATACCGAAGATACGTCAGTCAGTTTTGCCAGAGTTATTTCCTACTCTGCCGATCCTGATGACTATACTCTTCAGTACAAGATCGCTGAAAACAGGAAGGTTACCGAATATTGACTCGATAACACAGCCGGCTTCAGTGCCGGTACCTAGTGATTTCGGAAAATATGCGAAATCTTTCTGGAAGGCGTTAGGTTCTTTTCCTTCTAGTAAGGTACCTAGACGGTTACGATGAAAGCGGTTCCACTTAAGCACAAAGTCAGGTCCTAATGGACATAGTCTGTGAAATTCACTGACAGATTTATGTAATCTACCAGATGGACTACTTTCTGACTTGTATGTTTTGGGTGGTCCCACTTTCAGGGAAAAGGTCTCCCATCTTTTGGAGGGTTTGGAGTGTAATATGATTCCAAGCCTTTTACCTCATAAGGATTCTGGTGAAATACGTAAATTAGTGTATTTTCCAGATCGAGAAGATAAAGTCAGAGTTGTGGCTGAACTAGATTATTTTAGTCAGTCTGTACTCATTAAATTACATGACTTTCTCTTTTCGGTCCTTAAAAGGATACCTCAAGATAGGACCTTTTCTCAGGGGGACTTTAAGAACTTTCAAGAAGTGTCTCTAGACAGTATCTATTCTGTTGATCTAAAAGATGCAACAGATAGATTCCCGATAGAGATCATCAAGTCAGTTCTAAAAGCCAGGTTACCTGCTCATTATGTCGACTCTTGAAGTCGCATAATGGTAGCTCACCCATTTAAGATTACCATAGCAAAGAAGAACGGGAAAGTAATTTCCTCAGTAAAGTATGCGACAGGTAATCCGATGGGTGCCTATTCATCTTGAGCTTCTTTCGCAATAGCTCACCACTATGTGGTTTACTACTGTTGCAGAGAGCTCGGGATGGATTGGCGTAAACTACGTTACCATCTCCTAGGTGATGATATCATCATAGGGGATAGTAAAGTAGGTGACCTGTATATCCAAGTTATGGTTGAACACCTTGGGGTTCAAATATCTGAAGCGAAATCTCATAAATCGAAAGATTTATTTGAGTTTGCTAAAAGATATTTTTACCTCGGGAACGAAATATCTCCGTTCCCTATCTCGTCTCTTCAAGAGAGTATTAAACGGTATTACCGTTTAGTAAATCTACTCTTGGAGTTACAAAATAAAGGATGGGTAACCAAGAACGGGATTCCCACTGCTGTAGCTCAACTCTATGGACACTACACTAAGAGACCCTCTAGATTTCGTAAGGGAATCTTAGATAGGAGTGTCCTTTGCGAGCAGATGATGTTAATCATCAAGGGCAAAATAACGGCTCATGACGGCGTAAAAGCTATCATAAGGCATTATGACTACCCTACGACACATGTGGCATTTAGGAGTCAATCCGAAGCAATGAGGATTGTCCACCAATGTCTATGTGACGCGCTCGTGAGCTCTCATCCGCTTATAAAGAAACATACTGGACCTGAC